TAAGTTAACTGTCATACTTAACTTTCTAATTTTGTCCCACATATTTTGATTATCTGTATATCCTGGAGCTAATGTTTTTGTTTTAGGTCTAAAGGGTATCTTATCTTTTGTTGGTATAGGATTACCTTTTCCATCTCTTTTTATTTCTCCTTTTCCATCTCTTTCAGCTTTTCTGTAATCAGGTTTCTTTATTGTACCTACATTAATGGCTGGTTTATAAGCTCCTTGCCAATCAGATTGTCCGTCAGCATGCCATCCATAAAATTGACCTTTTGTTTTGTGTCCGTGATAAACTGTAAATTGAAAGTTCTCTGAAAAATTCCACTGCCACTTCCAGCCTGATTTTTCATTAGCATGATTTACATATGGATGAAACAAGTCGTAAATCCATTTGTCATTCAACCAAGATATATGACTATCTCTAACATAAGCTTTACTTACATCAATTCCTTTCTTTTTCATAGAAGCTTTAGTCATACCAGCGGCCATAATTTTACTAGATGTTTTTTCGCCTTTATAAGATATACCACCTTTTTCTTTACCATCAAAGGTAGAGGCGTTTTTAGAAAAGCCATCGTTTTCGGCTACCTGCATTTTGGATAGTCCGTATGATATGATTTGTTTACAGGTTTTTTCGTCAATAGCTGACTGATAGAACATATATTTATTCGTAGTTTGCATATTATAATCTCACTTTCAACTATTTATATGGCACCAGAGGTAAACTTTCGCCAGTCAACGGCGTTCTTAATAGCAAAACCTCTGTTAGCTATTTGTCGTATTGTTCTATCTAAAAAGTCAACAGTAGTTTCTAGGTAATCTACCTTTTGTTTTGCCTTTTGTAAATCAATATCAGCGTCTAGGTATTTGTCTATATCTGTTCTTAATATTTTTAGATCAAATGGTTTTAAAGCATACACAGCAGCGTCAGCCTTACCTGTATAGTATTCCCATTTATCTTTTTTAAGTACACTGTATTCCGTTTCAGCACGACTTAACATAAGTTTAAATTTAGTTAAGTGTTTAAGAAACTCGTTATGTAGTTGTGGTGTTTTTAATGATTCAAGGTCTAACTCTGTATCATTTATTTTAAGCTTTTTATCAGCCAAGTCTTGTAATTGTTCTAAATCCATAATATCTCCATTATATCACAAAAACCTTAAAAAGTAAAGTTTAAGAGGTCGTTACGCTTGATGTAGATGACCCTACTGTAGCAAAGTCGTATATATCATAACTAAAAGTAACAGTTGCCGTCAAGTAATTGACATCTGTTGATTGTTGATTGTAGTCTAGTCCTGTTAGTGAAGTAGGAAATAAATTTCTAAATCTTACTTCTAATTGAGCATTGTTTTTACTTGTAAGTACCGTTAGTGTGGCGTCTGAAAATGAAGCACCTGTATTAGCGGCTCCGTATTTTTGTTTTCCAGGTTCTGTACTTATTGATGCATTCTTTGTAGGAAATCTATCATTACCTGAAGATAGTAAACTTCTAAATTCGGCATGATCTCTAGGAAAACCTAGACCAACTAACCAGCCATGTATCTCCTGAAAGTTCTCTAAATTTTCATCAACTAAAAATGACATTTGTAAAGGTTCATAAGATAGTTTATCGCCAGGTATTGGTAAATCTTTAAAGGTAGTTGCTTGTGTCATGTTACCACCTAGTGATATGCCTGGTATATTAACTGCTGTACAAAAATATTCCACCTTAGGTAGTTTGATTATGTTAAACCTAAACTGTGTAGGAGAGGCATAATCTTGTGCCGTAGGTTGTCTACTCATTGTGTTATTAGTGGTCATATAATTATTTATCCAACTCGTTCCACTCTTTATCCGTGGCTTTTTTGACTAATTCTTTTTCATTTTCAGTCAATACTTTTTCTTTTGTTTGAACGTCTTTCATTCGTTGTTCAATATTTTCTAAAAAGTTATATTTTTTAGAACAACTGATAGTTAATAATACTATGAATAATAAACTAAGCGTCTTCACAATCACCAGTATGTTGACAATCATTACAATCACAACCGTCACCCTTTGAACACCAACCTTTGTCCATAGTGTCGTTTAATTCGTTTATTCTGTTACCGTGACATTCATGTCCACAGTTTGTACAAGTAGCCATATTGTTTCTCCCTTTTATATTATTTATAATCTATCCAGGAAGGTATCCTGGCTCTAAAAAGATGGCCATTAAACACATTAATATTATTAGTAAAGCTGTAAATCTGTAATCCATGTCCGTCCTCCATATGGTTATATTTATAACTTTTGCATAAAAAAAGGGCGACTTTTTACGGCCGCCCTTTTAATTTTGTTCGGTTGAACAAACTCAATTATTACATTAAGTTTGATACTTTAACACGTCTGTAATATCTGTTGGCATTTTTATTACCAGCACCATTAATTACAGCAGCGTCACCAGTTCCAGCTTCAGCAAAAGGATTTGCTTGTAAGCCGTATCTAGTTTTGAAACCGATTTTCGGTTGGAAAGTGTCTTGACCAACTGCTCTCACCATTTGTAGTGGAACATATGGACAATAGAACATACCAGCGTCATAAGGTGAAGTACCTTTGTAACCTACAACAAAGTATTGAGATGCAGAGTTATTAGCACTGTATGGATCAATGTACACTTTGTATTTACCGTTTAATACACCAGCAAAAGTATTACCAGTATCGTCAACGTTTAGGTTGTTGTTTAACGCAGGTGTGTAATCTAAAACACCAGCCATTTGTAAAGCAGAAGCAACATCTGAAGAACAGATAATTATATTACCTCTTCCTCTTCTCGTTCTCTGTGCTATTACATTAGCTTCTCTCTCAACTTGGAACATAAGTCCTTTGAATCTCTCAACTGACCATCTACCGTTTGAGTCAGTATCTAAATCAAAGATACCAGCAGTAGTTGTGTTGATAGCACTAACAGCACCAATGTGAGTTGATGAGTTGTCAGATGCACCGATTTCAGCGTTGATGTAAACTGTTCTAACTACTTCTCTGTTGATTTCCGCAAGGATCTCAGCAGATAGGATGTTAGCAAGTTCAGTTTCAGCGTCTAAACCGTGGATTGCTTTTAAGTCTTGAGCAAGTTCCATCGTGTACTCTGCTTTAAGAGCTCTTGACTTAGCAGTCACAGTTGATTTCTCAATTGAGAAAGCCATTTGAGCAAAAGCATTGTTACCAGAATCACCAAGAGCCTCAGCAGTAGCCGTAGCCATACCTTGTCCTCTAGTGAAAGCTGTTGATGGATCATCATTCAATAAACCTGGGTTTGTACCAGTTTGAGCAGCGCCTGAATTAGCAGTTGAGTCTCCAGCAGCATTTCTGCTTGAGAAGTCTGAATCTGCTTCGTCAAACATCGCCTCTGTTCCTGATTGGTTAGTGTATCTGCTTCTCATAGCAAATATTAAACCAGTTGGACCAGTCATTGGTTGTACACCAGCGATATCGTAAGCGATCAAATTAGGCATAGCTCTTCTTACTAACGAAATTAGGATTGGATCCCAATTACTGATTGAAGCACCAGTAGAGTTAGTAGGAGCAGCTTCATTTAAGAAAGCTTGGTCTTCTTTAGTTGCTCTTTCTTGGTTTTCCAAGATAGTAGCAGTAACGGCTCGTTTGTAAGAATCCGTGATTTTTGGTAAATCAGCGTGTTCTAAAACGGGCTGCCATTTTTTTTCGTAAGTTTCAGATAAGTACATCTGTATTTCTCCCGTATTATTATTTGTTAGACAATTTAATGTCTTTTGTTTTACTTATAGCAGCAGTGTAAGCAGCCATAGCATTTGATAAATCTTCAGGTTGTGAAGAATCACCAGCAACTACATCATCTATCTCGTTACCACTAGTTTCAACCTTTTTACCGAAATATGATTCTTTTATAGTATCAATTTTAGTAGTAAAGTCTTTTTCACTAGAATACTCAACTTCTTCAGCCAGTTTGTTGAATTTCTCTTTAGAAGTATCAGCTAAGTCTTTAGACGCTTCATCAATGATGTTTTGTCTTTTTACTTCGCCCATAGCTTTATTTTGTTCAACATTCTTGTCAACTTGTTCGTTAAGTTTCTTTTCAAGCTCTTCAATTTTGCTTGCTTGATCTTCTAATACATTGTATTTCTCATCTGGAACATCAATGTAGTGATCTTCAAACAATTTCTTTAAGCCTGATATAAAGTCTTCAGCGATCTCGCCTTTGATTCCTCTTTCGATAGCGATAGAGTTCTCTTTCATCCATTCCTCAACAACGTAGTTTAGGTATGAATCAACTTTCGTTACAAGTTCACCTTTTTGTGACTCAATATCTTCTTGTAGTTTTTCGTCATAAGCAGCTTGAATTTTTTCTTTTTGCTCTTTAACTTTTGAGTTAACGGCAGCTTCAAAAATTGTAGCAGCTTTGTTTTTAAAGTTTTCTGATAAGTCTTCGTCTTTGATAAGAGCAGCAACATCAGCCGACACGTCAATTTTGTCCTCAGAATCTTCAGATGATTCTTTTTTCATCTTGTATCCTTCGTCTTCTTTTTCTTTGTCTTCTTTTTTCACTTCTTCTTTATCTTTAGACTCTTCCTCTTTTAACTTAGGCATAGCGTCAGCTGAACCTTGAGCTTTTTGTTGAGGATCACCAGAAACTTGTTTTGTTTTCTTTGTGGCGTCAGGATTGCTGTCAGTCGGTTTAGTAACCGCCGGACCTAAATCTTCTGCACTATTAGATAGTGGAGAAGGCTCAGCTGCTACAGCATTCTTTTTTGGAGCATCAGCCTGTGGATTAGCAGCGTTAGCTTCTAATACGGCTTCTTGTTCCATCGCCTCAAGTTTTTGTGTTTCGGCCATTGAAAATCTCCTTGATTTTAAGTTTATAAACGTTTATAAATTTTCTTTGTAAGTATATTTATAAAATTACAGTTTTGTAAGAAATGATTGAAAGACTTTTAATTTAGTTTCTTCTAAAGACCGTTGTTTGGCCTCACGGACTTGTTTTTTCCAAGATTCTATATCTCTTTCTTTCAGAACACCGTTGTCCCAAACCCACTCTTTAGCTTCCATAATGCCTTCAACGAAAGCGTCTGGAGCAGAGGGATCTGCCACAATATCAGCTGCTGTAGCTAAGTAAAAATCGTCTTTTACATAGTTTACACCATTTCTTTGTATTAAAGAACCCATACCACGACTTGACACTCCTAATTGAGCGCCTTCGTCTATAAGACCTTTTACAATCTTACCGTATGGAGTATCCATAATTTTTGCCTCACCAATAAAATCTTTACCATCTGCTGTCAATGACTTGACCATGTGGCAAACTCTCTCCAAGTTTACAGTTGGTCCGTCAGGATGTCCTAACTCTCCAAATGCTCTGTTTTTATTGATAAATTCTTTTGTATATCGATTCACTTCTCTAGCCAAGATTTCTCTAGGATAGACTCTTCCATTTCTATTTTTGATTTCAGACTGTAAAAATACACCTCTGATTTTGTATTCTTTTTTACCGTTTTTTTCTTCTACAAGATATTCGGCATTGTTTATTTGCTCGGAAATAAGTTTCATAAATTCTCTCTTTTATATATTTATAAGGTTTCTTATCTGAACTCTACAATAATTGTATAATTATCACCACTTGCAAAGTTGTTTGTACTTAATAGTATATCACCAGTTGGTGTACCAGCATTGTTAGGTATTTCATCTCCAGCTGGTCTAAAATCAAAGTGTCCTGTACCATTTAACATGACAGCAGTAGCGTTTGTTGTACCATCCCATAGTATTTCCACAGACGATTTAGAGTTTGCTGTGTTTACTGAAAACCATATCTTACTAATTTTTCTATTTCCGTCTTCGGTCATAAAAGTCAGTTCAGAAGCGTCAACTTTTTTAACTAAAGTTTCACCTGTACCGTCTGACAAATTAGTTAATTTTGTTACAAACTTTACACCTGAAGTATCAGCTATTGTTTGTGTAGTTACTGTATCAGCCATTTGTATATCCTGTTTCTTTGTGTGCCTCTATAACAACATTATATTTTGTTACATTAGAATCACTTGTTAGTAAAATGTCTCCTATAGTATCTTTAATTTTAGCTTCATCTGGTTTTAAACCATAGTTGCCTCTACCATTGATTACTACTTTTTTTGATGTATCACCTTTAAAAAATACAGTTACATCACCTGTACCTAAAATTTCATAAGCAATATGAGCTATTGAAACTTTTGGTTCACTTGAAGCGTTGTTTGAGTTTACAACATCTACAAGTTTTTGATCTGTGTCATCAGCCACACCATTAGCATTTACGATAATCTTAAAATTATCATCTACTAATTTGGTTGTAGTTATGGCCATATTAACCTCTTGGCGAACCTACAGCACTAGCATGTCCGTTAGCCAAAGTAATGGTTTGTTCGGGATGTTTTTCAATAATTATTGAATCACCAGCAGCGTGTAAGTAAATTTGTCCATCTACAGTTGAAGAAGTTTTTACACTAATTGTTTGAGTAGCACCTGTAGCTACACAATGTACAAAAACGGCTCTTCCTATAGTGTCGCCATCAGGATTGTTTACAACAGATCCTTTAGCTATAACAGTAGTTGTCATTTCTTTATTCTCCTAATTGTTCTCTGACTTCATTGTCAAAGTAATTGTTTAACTCTATGATATTAATATTATGATATTGACTTACCTTATCACAAGCGCCTTCAAATTCTTTTATAATATCGCCTGTTGATTTTTCAATCAATTTAAATACATCACTCACCGCCTCTTTCATCATAGGACTTAAATCGCTATATGACTTTGAGTCGATTGTTAAATTTTCTTTAACTATCTGACTGACCTGCATCTACATCTACTCCAACCATTGTGTTTGGTGTTGCTAAGTCAATTTGTGCTTCACCGTCTTTACCTAAATCGGTAGTTGGCGACACACTTCCATCTTTGTTAAAAGTTCCTACATCAGCTACTTCAGGTTTAGGATCGCTATGATCAGCCGCTATAGGGTCTGCCGGATTAAACATGTTACTAGCAATATCTTTTCTAGCAGCGTCTAATTGTGAGGCAACCTTATCTCTTAAAGCGTCTTTAAAAGCTTCACCAGCTTCTACACTATTACCTTTTGATAATTGATTTATAAAGTTTGTTGTATTGTTGTTTATTTCATCACTCATTATTAATTTCTCCTATTATATTTCTTGGTCAACGTTTTGAGATGTCGGACTGGCAATTATACCATCTTCTATTTCTTTCTTAATCGCTTTATCCATATCTTCTATTTCTCTATCGTTTTGTTTTAGAACAGCTTTTCTAACATATCCAACGCTAAAGTATTTGCCAACGTAATCTCTCATCTCGTTTGCCAATGCTAATCTTTCTCTTAGCATTTCTGTTTGTTTTAACTCAGCAAAATGGCCATCTTGTAAGAAGTCGTATTGTAAAACATCTCTTACTGCGTACCAATCATCTTCGTTAATAATACCTTTTAGTATTAATTGGGTTCTTAACAAGTCGTTAAATAATTCAGTAAATTTCTTTCTTAATCTTTGAACAAATTTAGTAAATTTTAACTCATCTCTTGTAATTTCAGAAGCTCTACCTAAATTGAAACCGGCTGAAGACTCTAATCTACTAACTGGTACATTCAATGATCTGTAAAGTTTACTTCTAAAATATTCTATATCAGCAATCTCTCCAAGGTTTTGTCCGCCTGGTAGTGTAGTAATATCTGTACCTCTACCACCTTCTCTACTTGGTAACCAAAAGTCTTCTAACATACTCATATAGTTTCTATCATCTCTGATTTCACCTGTTTGAGCGTCATATACAAGTTTGTTTCTATATCTTGCCATAACATCTCGTAAGTATTGTTCAGCTTTTACCTTTGGTAGATTACCTACATCAATTTTGAATATTCTTCTTTCAGGCGCTCTAGCAATTCTGTAAATTACAGTAGCGTCTTCAATCATTCTTAATTGGTTAACAGGCTTGATTGCCTTATGTAAGTATGATAAAACTATATTTTTATTTTGATCTATCATTCCTGATGGACAAAATGAGATAGTATCAGGAGCGATTTTTATACCAGCACCTGAAGTAGAACCAGATACACCTTTTTCATTGAAAACATAGTATTCAACATACTCATCTACAACTGATAAACCGTGTGGTACAGGTCCGTCTGGTCTTTTCTTTCTGATCTCTCTGATTTTTTTAATTTTACGAGGATCAATATACTTTAACTCTGTAATACCTTTTACAGGACTATTTCTGTCTATAATCTTGTGATAGTATATTCGGCCATCTACATACCATCTTCTAAAGATGTCGTGACCTTTTGTGTTAAAGTTAAGAAGTTTTAATACTTCCTTAAATTCGTTTTCTATTTTTCTTCTAACATCTTTTCCGTAAGGTAAATCTGATATGTTTACTCTTACAGCGTCTTTTAATTCGTTAGCCACGATTGCTTCATTAACAATATCTTCAATTGCCATGTCACATTCGGGGTGTAACGCTACTTCTCTATATCTTCGTATTAGATCCGCCTCACTCTTTGCCGTACCTTCCATATCGAGGTACTGCCCAAAATAACCACCGGCAGCAATAGTTTGTGTACCATCATCTGCTTGGGTTGTTGTGAAGCTTTGTTTTGGATCGGCCTGTTGTCTAGCCCGAGTAATACTAAATCCAAATAATTCAGCCATAATTTAATTTCCTTTGTTTTATCTACTACTACTTATAATAGTTTTAGGAAGGCGGCCTGGAGACCAGGCCACCCTCTGAATTGTACTATGTAGTTGTGTTTGTTTCAAAGTATTGATAAGCAAATGTTACTGAAAATTCTTCAATAGCAGTTTGTTCATCATAACTCAAATCAATAGCGGCGATTTCCGTAGGAAAAACACCCCTAAGTGTGTACGATTTAATTGTATTACCGTTTCTGTCAAGGTGATCAACAAAAGCGTCAACTTGGTAGTCAACTGGATTTGTTAAACCCTCATTGTCAGTCATATTGTTTATACCGTTTTGCCATCTTTCAAATGCATTTCTTAATTTGAAATTTGTATCGTTATAAGCTGTAACTGACCAATCAGCAACTGTTCTATCACCGGCAATTTTGATTGATCTACCTCTGAACGGAACGTTCAAAGATGGAACACTCATACCTGGTAAAGTAGTTGCTCTACATAAAAAGGCAAGGTCTTCTATTTCTCCACCAACTTGTGCGTAACCAGGAAAAGGCATTGTTACCTTAAACTGATTGGCTCTAGCGCCACCGCCAGCAAGTTTAGCTTTGAAGTCATTTATATTTGGCATATCTAATTTCTCCTCTTTCTAAAATTACCCAGCGACTTCTTCAAAAGCCACGCCAGTTCTGGTTGCTACAAAAGATAAAGTGATAAAGTTGATACTTCTAGCAGGTTTTACAAAAATCTCTGCTATAAATTCGTTTCTATCAATTACTTCTCCTGTATTGTTAGTTTCATCACATACTACTAAAAAGTCTGTGATACCTCGTCTACCTTGTACTTCTCGTAAGAACGGCTCAGTTATGTTTCTAAAGTTAGCTCTAGTAAATTCATCATTGAACTCAAAGAGTTGAAATTTAGAAGCAGTTGCTATTGCCTTTTCTAATACTATGAAAAGTCTTCTTACATTTATTCTATCAAACGCTGATGGCGAAGATAATCCAGTTTTGTCACCGAAAAGAACAGTACCTTGACCTGGGAAAGTTGACACGGGGTTAACTCTCTTAGGATAAAGTTGATCTCTTTGTGATTTAGTTGGGTTATATGCCAATTTAACAGCACCTCTAACAATACCTCTGTTAAAGCCCGCTGGTGAGAACCAAGCGTCTGCTGTCAAGTCTGTTCTAGCCGCTAAGCCAGCAACATCACCGTTTAACGGTACATATCTATAAACATCATTGTATCTGTCATAACAGTATTTGTAACCACTGTCAAAAACAACATAACTTGATGATCTAATGTTATCAAAAAAATCAATAACATTATTTGTTTGTGTGTTTGTATTTGTTATGTTAACTACATCAGCTCTTTCAGGAGAGGCAAATACTATTGCATCTTTTCTGTTTTCTGCTATTGTAATTAAGTTATCAACGTGAGTTGATGTACATTTACCAGCCATAATTAGACCAACATCTACAGTATCAGCGTCAGCAAATTTATCGTAAGCTGCTTTTAACTCACCTGTAGTTACAGTAGAACCATCAGAACCTGCTGATAGTGACTCTAAAGTCGGTGTATTAACTGCTGTAAATGTAGTACCAGTTACGGCGCTACCCCAGTTGGTACCACTTGTATTATGATCCATCCAATAGATATGTTGTGATCTATTTTTAATTACTGTTGGATAATAATTAGTGTCACCTTGTGGTGTTTTAGCGTCTGAACCTTTAGAAAGTTTTGAAAAAGTTTCTAAAACTGTTCCTGGTGTACCAGAAATACCACCATCTTCGTCAACTACTACTACATGGATCTCATCATTTACACCTGATCTTGCTGATGCATATGCTGAAGTTCCTGGAGCGCCGTCAACTGAATCGTAATACTTCCATCTTCTTCTTATGTGTGAATTATCAAGTATGATTCTTTTTAAACCACCAGAACCTCTAGGGTGCTGAACGATTGTTACATCATTTGTTGATATTCCTGTTATTCTATATTCTTCTCCGTCATCAAAGTCTTCCGTACTTGCTGTAGTTGAAAACGATAAAATATCGCCAACACCGAAATGAGCTCCGTTGTCAACTGATATTACCGTATCTCCTACTGCTGTATTAGAAGCTTCGTTTACTAATGATATACTAGCGCCGGTAGTTGTTTGTTCAAAAGCAGCTGCTGAAGGACAAGTAGAAACAAGTAAATTATTTCCGTGTGCTCCTGCTGTTCTAGCTGCAAATGTACCTACTACTCCTGCTCCGCTTTCAAAATTTGATTCATAGTCATCAATATTTTTGATTTGACTTGATGAACCAATCGTGTTAGCGTTTGTGGATCCTGTATTGGATGCCCGTACTACTCTTAAAGCGTTAGAGTATTGTAGAAAGTTTGCCGCCGTGAAAAAAAACTCAAACGTATTTGAATCTGGTTTTCCGAAGGTATCTACTAACTCTTGTTCACTAGAAATAGCCACGACCTGATCTAAAGGTCCTTTATTAAATTGACCAGCGACAGCACCTATTGATGTTGATACGCCTGGTATAATTCTAGTTAAGTCTTTTTCTTGTACGAGAACACCTGGTGATACTTGAAATGCCATAGGTTTATTCTCCTCTATTATTTTAATTAGCTAATTGCATTTTATTGTGTCAAAAATCGTATTATTAATACGCCCATAATCAAAGTTTCATCTTGTAGATATTTATAAGAACCGACATTTACATTCCTTTACGAACCACAGGACTCCATACATCTCCGTATTCGTCAACTGTTGTCGCTTCGTGGTCATTAATACCGTCATCAACAAAGCCAAAAGGCGACATATCTTGTTCAATCAAGTTTTCTTGTTCGGCGTACATCTGCTGTCTGGCATTGGTATTTGTTAATTCTTTAAAGTAAGGTTGATTTGATAACCAACCAAATATAACACAACACATCATTAAATCATCATTTGCCCCATCTTCGGCCTGATAACTCTGACCTCTTTTGGCGAAGGTACTCATCTCCTCAATAATTTTAAATGAATTGACTACAACCTTGTCACTTTCCATAAGTGTTTTTATATTAGCACAACCAATTCTCTTAATCTGTTTGGTCATTCTTACACCTAATGACGAACCACGGCCGCTGTACATAGCACCTAAGACTTGTCCAGCACGACCTTTCTGTGTCGTCATTAAAATATTATCGTACTCTATCTCAAACTGTAGAGCTTCAGCAATCTGTTGACCAATATCATTGACCTCAGTTAATATATGAGCATGATTGTAACCAATAGCAACCTTTTCTATTATGTTAGGAAAGATAAAGGGTTTAACTTCGTTATTTTTGTAAATGGCCACAACTTCATAAGGCATTTGTGTTACATCAAATACAACAAACGCTGAGTAATCTTTATCAACACCTCTGGATACATCAACTGTACAAACATATGTATTACCTTTTATAGGTGATTTAAATACCTCTACACTACCAGATGATGTTAAAGGATTATGATAAGCCATCATTTTAATTTTGGCAGGACTTATAAGTGTATTTACTGAACCTAAAAATTCACATTCAAACTCTTGTTGAAACTGCTCAGCACTTGTGTTTCTAATTGTTTGTTCTTTCCATTCTTCATCTCTACCAGGAATTTCTGACCAATGTACTTCAATAGGCACATAGTCATTTCTTTTATTTTCTGCGTCTGTCCATAATTTGTAAAACTGATTCATACCATAAGGTGTTGATACAATAATCATTTTAGTTTTAGTACCAGCAGATATAGTAGGATATACTGAACTAAAAAATGATTCAGCAATATTTGTAGGTACGAAAGCAAACTCATCAAGGAAGATAATATTATAAGAACCACCCCTTATGGCGCTTGAAGATGTAGCAGCTGCCACAATGCTAGATTTATTTTCTAATTCTATATTACCTTTGTTCCAGTTTATAACACCTTGTTGCATCCATTTTGGTAAATTCTCATAAGCTAATTGTAATCTACTTAATATATCTCTAGCAGTTGAAGATTTATTGGCAAGTAAGGCTATATTTGAGTTAGGATTAAATAAGGCAAAATGCATTAAGTATGAAATAGTTGTAGTTGATTTACCTGACTGTCTAGGTAATTTACAGATTGTAAATCTATTTTCGTGTATAGTCTTTACAATAGTTTTTTGAAAATCATACATTTTAAAAGGTACAAGACCCTCATCTAGTGATACAATTTTCACATAAGTTTCCATAAAGTAAATAGGATCGTCAGCACACTTTTGATATTCCACAATTTGTTCTTGTGTAAAATCTTCTGGTGTATTAACCTTTTTAAGATTAGGATTTCCTAGATATGCATTATCACTCATAAACAATTGCCTCTATATGTGTATAACCTAATTTTTTAGCAAGTGTAACTCTTTGGTTACCTTTAACAACAGAATATTTTTTTTCTTTATAGATTTTACCACCAGCACCATATCTTATAGTAGGAGAAACTGTGTGTTTGTTTATTTCAATAGGGTCTATCATATCAAAAGGTTCAGATAAATCTTGTAAGTAAACTTTATGTTCTTCGTAATACTTAATGAACGATAGATCACTTATTGGTAATATCTGTTTCTTCGGGTGTGATGTTTTTGCTTTCAGTAATTTCATCTTTTTTTAACATCTTTTGTAACTCAGCAGTTGATCCAACAAATAAAGCATTCTTTATATTCGGAGTTGCTGACTTAGGTAACTCTTTTAAGTTTTGTAATTTTTTGTTTAAGTCTTGTAGTTTATCAACAGTATCAGCAACATTTTTAATACCTGCTAATGCCACTTCGTAAGCTCTTGGGTGTTGGCCTTCTTTTGCCACTTCTAATATACCTGCTATAGCTTCTTGTCCTTGATCTATTAAGTTATAATAGTATTCTCTACTATTTTTATGATCATTGTCAACATCATCTTTAGCTTTTTCTTCTACACGAGCTACTGGTGGTTTAAATTCTTTTTCTTCTTTTTGTTTAGGTGTTTCAATACCTAATATTTCGTTTACTTTATCTTCCAATGCCATAATTATTCATCACTATCAGTTGTCGTATTATATTTTTTACCATCAACATAACTTTCTATTGTAGTCGTAAATCCAAAATCATCATCAGCGTCAGCTGAAGTTGGATTAGGCTCAATAATAATTCTTTCTTCTCTTGCTTTATTAACTGTATCTGTATCACTATATAGGTCTGATTGAACTGTCTTAACAACCTTTTGAGTTTGTGCTGGGCCAAACAAGTAAGTTTTGGCAGTAAACCCTAGTGTATAAATGACAGCTCTTCTTGTTGTGTAATCACCACTATATGAATCTTCATAATTAACATTATTTAAAACTATTGGTACATCTCTTTTAATATCTAAATTAGGTATGGCATTTACAGTTACCGTATAATCTGGTTGAAAGTAAGGTAATATTTGTTCTATAATTTGTAGACCACCCTCAGCAGTCGCCGTAAATACATTTAAACTGTAAGATATATTGTAAGGCACAGGCATATAATTATAATCTAATATCTTTCCATCAGCACTTGTTTTAACTTTTTTAAATTTTTGAAGTCTGTTTAGTTTTCTACTAGCGTCATATTCAATAGTTGATATTTCAAAACTCATACGAGGTAATGTAATAGCAAACTCTCTATTATCTAAATCTGGTTGTTGATCAAGTCTAGTTAAAAACTTTTCTTTTGGAGCATAAGCCAAAGGAACTCTGATAGATTGTATTGTGCTACCACTAGAGTCTTTTCTTTTAATTTGTATGTTATTAAACAATTGACCAAAGGCAATTGTCATTCTTCTCATACTTTCGTTGTAAAAATATCCAAACATCTAAAAATCTGCATCCCCAAAAGGGTTCCTCTCTGTAAAGTCTAATATGTCATCTGCTGTAGAAGCCGTATCAAAACCTGCCTCACTATCTAAATCTAAATTATCAGCATAAGGCGATTGTGTTTGTATAGCATATGATTCAAGTAAGAAGTAATTACTGTCACCACTAACTGAATCATTTTCTAATAACAGAGCACCATCTTCATTCTCTAAACTAACTTGATGTGCTAGTTGATCTAAAGAATACTTATCTTCAGCAGCGTCAATACCAGCAACGCCAGTATCTATTTGCTCTGAACTGTATTCCCAACGTGTTGCTTTTAGTTTGTAAACAGGTAAGTTTCCTAATTGAAAGAAAGGTTCCTGATCTTCTACAAACTGAATTTCAAAAAAGCCATTCATTAACGGCATGTAGATTATATCACCCTCGTTTGGTCTACCATCTACAATCATTGTAGCAGGATCATCTACTGAATCTTGCCATCTTCTTTTAGAAACCATAAATGTTGTATCATCTCTGATCTCTAAACCAAACTTACTAATTATTTCTTGTGAACCAGCAAAACCCTCTGTAGTTTCCATGTACATTTCTAAAAGGTAAGCAGCGTTGAACTTACTGGCTACATCTTCGCCTAGTATAAGGTCTCTGTTTATAAGTGTTCTTGGTAGGTAGTAGCAATCTTGGCCATAAATTTTTAGGCCTTCTATGATTAAATCTTCGTAAAGTTTCTTTTCACTGTTACTGCCAATTCCGTTTCCACCTTGAAAATAATGATTTGTTGCCATGGCATATTATCCTATCATCATAGCCGGATTTAATTCATATGATGATCGTATCTCTGATTCTAATTTGTCTATGTCTGATAATGCTTCAGTGTATATTTGTTGGCCATTTAATGAAACTCCACCAATCATTGTTACACCATTAAATTTAGATAAGTTAGCGCCCCATTGTTTTTTAAACAAAGCAGTTACATATCTTTTTAAAAATATATCATTGTAAACATCTGTTTGAACATCCGGGTCTAATTTTCTATAACATTCTATTACTATGTATTCGCCAATCTGTAAATCGTTTTTCCAATCCATGTCAATGTATAACTTGTTGTCATGTTGGTTAAATCTTAAAGGCTTTTCACCTACTAATATATGATCTAAAAAGTCTAAATGCCTCATAACAACATCATAGTTAACCACTGAAGTTGATGAAAAATCATAAAGGTCATTTAATCTTAATTGGTACCTTACATCAAATAAATTTAGATTACCTTTATTTGAAAATGGTAAAACATTAATTACTGATACAACACTTTCTGGTACAACAATATAATTTTTATCTTCGTACCATGTAGTTGTAACACTACCATTGGCACTATCTGTACCTGTTTCAGATATAGAATTAATATTTGTTGTTCTATCGTAATCTGCTTGAGTTAATTGATATTTAAGATATGCTCTTTTAATACCGTCATAGTGATATTGAGCAAAATATTGTAGAGCTTCGTCTATTCTATCTTCTAATTGGTCATCATCAGCATTGATTTCAATGACTGGTTTTCCCAATGCTCTTAAAGCATACTCTTTTAAATTACTTCTACTTGATGGTGTTGCCATAATTTTCCTTATTTACTACTATTTATACTCTTACCCAAGCGCTATGGCCTGAGCAATAGCAAATGATGTAGCCGCCTTTGTATCTAATTGTGTTTGAATATTTGAAGAAACTCCATCTAAATAACCTATTTCTGTTGAAGTAATAGCACTTACAGATACATCACCACTACCATCTGATACTAAAGCTCTACTTGCCGTTAGATCGGCCATTTTACTAAATGCTATAGCAGCTGATGATTTTATACCAGCATTTACTATATTTGTAATAGTGTTATTATCACTATCAATAGCCTTGTTTGTTAATGTTTGACTATCATCTAAATCAACTAACGTGGCATTTGAAACAGCTGTATTTAATTCAGCAAAGGTAGTTGTAAATGTGTTATTAGCAAAGTTTAAACTCTTGTTTGTTAATGTGTCTGTAGATGTTTCTGTAACTACGCCACCATCTGTAGCGATAGTCATTTCAGAACCATTTAGAGAAGTTGTAATACCTGAACCACCTAATAAAGTAAAACCACCACCTAATGGAAAACTAACTGTTGTTGAACTATCATCCGAAATAGTCATAGTTGAGTTTGCTATCATAGTATTTGTAACTGTATTAGTATCGCCTGATCCTACTAAAGTACCAGAGTTTGTTGGTAAAACTGAAACTGAACTACTACCTAAAGCATGTGGCGAAGCTTGTATTGTTTGAGCATGAGCATTACCTGACTCACA